TAGAAATCAACCGCAATGGTATCCTGCTAAAGATTGCCTTGGATTTCCATTATCGGTCGAGTGCACTCCAACCCACTGGAGATTACCGCCAGAGCCGCCGGAGAAGTGATTTCCTCTTAATGGAGGCGCCCCACAGTCGTCATAAAAAAAGGAATTAATTCATGCCTAAAGACAAAAACATCATCGATCCGCTGGATGCATCGCTTGACGCGGTTGCAAAAGCTGTAGTGACGCCAGTCTCATCCACTAGTAGAGTTCCTGCGCCGAAAGAAACCGGAGCGGTCATAGTGCCGCCCAATCGAAGGAAGCGTAGGGCTATGGCAACGACAATATGTCTTTTCAACCATAAGGGCGGAGTCAGCAAAACAACAACGTCATTCAATCTTGGTTGGGTTCTAGCAGAACTGAAGAAAAAGGTTCTTATCGTTGACTTGGATTCCCAGTGCAATCTTACGGGGCTTGTACTTGGTTTTGATGCCATCGATGAAGAAAGTATGGAGGGATTCTACGCGAGCCGTAGCAATTTGACGATGAAGCCTATTGTGGAAGCCTTGATTAATGGCTTATCGCCGCAATCTTTTATGGAGCAAGACCAAGGGAATCTTCATAAAACTAAACATGATAATTTGTTTTTACTTCCTGGGCATTTAGATACTGCTGACCTTGACTCTCAAATCAGTGTTTCGTTAAAGATTGCGTCAGGTGTTCCTGCCACTCGTAATATTCCTGGTAATCTGCCAAGAATACTGCAACTTATTGCAAATAAATACAATATTGATTATGTAATATACGATCTAAGCCCAAACGTCGGAGGGCTAAATGAAGTAATGCTCATGTCAAGTGATTATTTCATTGTGCCGACATCGCCCGACTATTTTTGCTTGCAAGCGATAGGATCACTAAATAAAAACATTTATAAGTGGTATAATGAAATAAAGCAGTTTAAGCAAGCCCAGGGTTTTGAAGACGGAAACTACCCCATAGGAAATAACCCTGTATTTCTTGGAGAGATTCAACAAAGATACAGGCCAAGGAATGAAAAGCCCGCCACATCATTTGCTAATTGGATAACTCAAATACGGGAATCCATTAATGATACGCTAGTGCCGACTCTTTCAACGATAGGATGCGTGATTGATAAAAATAAGTGGGATGAGGTCTTTAAAGATTCAGGCCTTTCACGATACGATCTGGCTCAAATCCCAGATTTCAACTCCCTGATTGCCATAAGCCAGCATCTTTCAAAACCCATTTTTACACTTTCGGACGCAGAAATTAAGGACGTTGGTAAGGTTTTCGGACACGCCGAAGTTATAATGGAGAGTAGCCGAAATAATTTTGCGAAGATTTTTAATTCTCTTGGCGAGAGAATACTCGAACTAACATCATAAGAGGAGTACGTAGAATGACTAAAAAAATAGAAGTTATCTTTTGCGGCCGCTTGTTCGGCACTGCGTCTAGTTGGGATCAAGTCGATGAGCACGGAGAGAGGTACTTGTATTGCTATGACTTTGATCCTGTCGGGAGTTCGAACTTTGCTCCGTGTGATGATCTTGAGATTGATTACAAGCGTGGGGTTGTAAGCGGTTATGAGGCGTATAATGGCCGAAAACCGCTATGGTCTCGTGATCTTTTCGATATATTTCCGACGTTGCCATCGGCTACGATGCTGGATTAGGCGACGCGATGACAGGCCGCACCATTCCTGAATGGATTGGCAAGACGCCGGACACGCCAGCGCCGCCTCGCGTGCGCCTGCGGGTGTGGGATGCTGCCAGCGGACGGTGCGCAATCTGCGGCCGTAAGATTGGCGCTGGCGAACGCTGGGAGTGCGATCACATTGTGGCCCTAGCAAACGGCGGCGAGAACCGCGAGAGCAATCTCCGCGTCCTCTGTTGTAACTGCCATAAGATCAAGACCCGTGGCGACGTCGCCGAAAAAGCCAAGATCGCCCGCATCAGGAAAAAACACATCGGCATTACCAAGCCAAAGCACCAATGGCCGAAGCGAAAGTTTTGCGGTTATACGTCAAATGTAAGAGATATAAACGAGGAATAAATCTATGGTTAAAAGAGTAGATCAATATCAATCTCGCGCCCGTGAACTCTCTATTTCTGCCGGTCTTGATCCTGATGCGCGAATTGGTGAGGGGAGGGGAATGCCGCAATGGTGTATGTTCCGCGACACAGCCCGAAAAGAATCTATAGCTGCAGAAATAGAACATTACGCCGAAGGTATCGCCAAGGGAGACCAGCCGGAACAGTATCGTAATGCTCCACTAAAGATATATGGTGATCACGATGCCAATACCATATCACAGATGAAAAACTGCATGTCTGTAGGAAATGTTGTTGCTGGTGTGCTTTGTGCAGATGGTCATTTAGGATATGCTCAACCGGTTGGTGGTGTAATTGCTTATGAAAAGCAAATCAGCATTTCAGGTGTAGGATTTGACATAGCCTGCGGAAATATGGCGGTTCGACTTGATGTTTCTTACGCCGATATTGAACCTCATATTTGTGATATAGCCCGCCAAATTCCACAGGTTGTTTCCTTCGGCGTTGGTCGGACTAACGACGAGCGCGTTAGTCATGAACTTTTTGACGATGCTGAGGCATGGCGAAACGCCGACATGGAAGGTTATCGATCAAAAGCCATGGCCCAACTTGGAACTGTAGGATCAGGCAATCATTATGTTGACCTTCTTCGCGATGATGACGATATGATTTGGATCGGAGTCCACTTTGGAAGCCGTGGGCTTGGGCACACCAGCGCAACTAAATATCTCAAAATTGCCGGTGGCAAGGATGGAATTAATGTTCCACCTGCAATTATAGACGAAGAAAGTGAAATTGGAATTCGCTATATTGCCGCAATGGAACTTGCTGGACGTTATGCCTATGCCGGGCGAGAATGGGTGGTAGAGCGTGTTAGAAAGATTATCGGTGGAAATATAACGGATATTGTTCACAATCATCATAATTATGCTTGGAGAGAATGCCATAACGGTTGCGATTTATGGGTAGTACGTAAAGGAGCAACTCCAGCGTTTCCAGGTCAACGAGGGTTTGTGGGTGGCAGTATGGGGGATGATGCTGTTATTCTGGAAGGAATTGATGGAAACGAATCGGCATTATCGTTATATTCTACGGTGCATGGCGCAGGACGATTATTCGGTCGCAAGGAAGCCAAACGCCGTTTTTCTAGGTCCGAAATGGATGAATGGTTGCGTCGTCGCGGAGTAATGCTACTCGGTGCTGATCTTGATGAAAGTCCGATGGCGTATCGGCGATTGCCTGAAGTTTTGTCAGCACATACTAATACGGTAAAACTTATTCATACCCTTCATCCATTTGTCGTTATTATGGCAGGTGCTGAAGTGAATGACCCATTTAAGGATTGACTCCGTACGTGCAATCACGTATATTGATGTTCGCAGCATTAAGGAGAAAAGCAAAATGTTTCGGCAAAATTTAACTGAGTTTGGTCCCGGCTTCCACATTACCTTCGCCAACGGCAATACCGTCTCGGTGCAATGGCATAAGGCTGCTTATTGCGAAAATAGAGGTTTCGAATCGCTGAAGAGTTCGACCGCCGAAGTGGCGGCGTGGAACGCCAAGGGGGAATGGTTTAAACTCGGCGAAAATGACGATGTAATTGGTTACCAAACGCCTGAACAAGTCTTGGAAATCTTGAATAGATTTTCCAAGGTGAATGCAGAATAAGGAGAAAATGCGAAATGTGCAATCGCCATAGCTTTATTTTGACCCGCGCCGGCCGCGCCTACGATGGATGCGGGATATCGAATAGCCACATTACGATTCAGGAGCTGGCAGGTTTGAGTCCAGAGGATGCTACTACCAACGCTTACGAATGGCAGCCTCCCGAGGGATGGCCGAATGTGGATTGGAGTCTTGGCCTCAAAAAAGATGTTGAGGTTTTTGTTCCCAAAAAGAGCCATCTCCAGGCAATTGAGCACCATATTCGGTCCCTGTATCCGGATATGACGGCGTGGGATGCGCCGGATAAGGTCCACGATTTTCCCGCGGGGATCAAAGAAATCGAGGGAGATATTATGGTCCCGAAGGGCGGGACGTTGGCGGCGCCGGCGCTGAAAAAGGCTGGCACTGTCC